TCCATGATGTTCCCGGCGTCGTTCGGTCTGCTTTCCGGTTTTTCGTCCTCGTAGGGTTTAAAGATTTTCATGCTTTTTTTCCTCTTCCAGGTTGTAAACCAGCTTCGGTGTGATCGGCGTGATCTGGCCGGTCTCGTTGTCGTAGGTACCCATCAGGTAAATGCGCTTGTCGTCGCAGTCGGCCTTTTCGGTCTCTTTCATCAGCCACTTAAAGGTTCTCTGGGCTACTTTCGCGTTCACGATCATCAGGTTCCCGAAGGTTCCCGCCAGCTCGTCTTTGATTGCGTAAATTTCAAACTCCATATTTTTCCTTCCTTTTCTGCTGGTCATTGTCCAGCGCTTTAAAGAGTTCGTTTTTGTGCTTCAGGCCGATTCTGATGCACTTTCGTGCAATGTCACTATAGGTTGTTACAAATTCTTCCCGCCAGTCTTGGATTTCCTCGAAGTCCTCCGGTGTCAGGTAGATGGTTAGACTTGTCATGCCTTTGTTTTCGCCTGGTCGTGCTCGTCCAATCACAGTCTGATGCCCCCTCGGCTCGGTTTCGGGTTGACGTTGATCTTCTTCGTTTTTTTCGCCGTGTTGGTGAAGACTTTCTTGTCGATTTTCGGTTTTACGGTTTTCCGGTATGCCATTTTTTTTCTCCTTTCTATTTTTCTCTAATTTTACCAAAAAAAAAAAAAAACAATGGCGTTTTCCGTGCCATTGCTGATTTTCATGTTTTTTCCGATAATGGGAGCTTTTTCTGTAATCGGCAGCGCGGAGCCCTGCGCACCTTAAAAGACCGGAGCGGAGCTATGCTCCGTCCCGGTCCATTTAAATCATAAAGCAGGTTCAGCGCTGCGCGCCTGTTTTCCGCTTGCTGTATGTAGTGCCCTTATTTAGCCGTTCTTTATACTTCCTCTCTTATCAATTTTTTCATTTTGTCTTGCATTTTCTGGTTTTGTAGTTCATAATATTCTTGCATGGTCAAGCCGGTCTGTCTGAGCTTTGCAAAAAGTGCGTCATTCGCGATTCTTCGCCGTTCACGTTTGATGGCTTGCAGCTCTTCGGATTCGGCTTTTTCTATTGTGTTTTCAATATCTTCACTTTCTGCCTCGGATAGCGGTTTGCTCTTTGAGTGTTCCAGATCAAAGAGCTTATCAAAGTATCTTGGTGGTTTTACTTCTCTTCCGCTTTTTAGCTGTATGCTGTCTTTCGGATAGATTTCTTCTTTGTGCTCAAAGTAGTATTGCATTCCAATGGCTGGGTTTTTGCTCATCATGCAGCGTTCTGGCTCTATTCCTAGTTCGCTGTAGTATTCTTTTCCTTCTTTGCCGTATATTTTTTTTGTGGTATATCTTGCTGTGTATGCCATGTTTCGCCATTCTGCTGGTGCCAGTACTACATACCCAAGACCCCATATTTTTTCCAGCCATTCGCAGTTATAGTATGTGTAGCCGTTTTTTTGCTTGTATGTCTTTAGCTCGTTTTTTTGGATGTTTAGTCCGTACACTATTGCGTGATAGTGTGGTCTGTGTGTTTTTCCTCCGTATTCACCGGCTTGGAAGTACATCAAATTTTCTGTTGCTTTGTTGTGGTATTCTAAGTATCTTCTCAGCCTCTTCCAGAATTTTTGCATGTCCTGATAGCATAGGCTCAAGTTTTCTGTGAGCACTTCTCCTGTCAGGTTGTCCCATGTCATTCTGTACGGTACTGTTTCTTCGTTGTAGGTCAGTGTCAAAAACCATGCTTGTTCGTGGTATGGCAGTTCCATTTCCATTCTGTTCGCCCAGCTGCTTGATGCTGCCAGTTTGCAGCCGGTGCAGCTCCCGCACGGTATAAGTGTTGCTTCTTCTAGCCTTATTGCATTTTTAAGTTCTGTTTCGTTGCTGGTTACGCTGATACCGTCGATTATGATGCCGTCCCGCTTTGCCAGTCCGTCGCAGTACAAGTATTTTTTGAGGCTTGTTATTCGTCCATCTTTAAATCGTATTAGCGGTTGTGTGCATCCCATGGATTATTCACCCTCTTACCTCAGTGGGCCCATATACCCTTCTTGATGTATATGGGCCCACTGACACAATTTTCTTGACCGTACTGTCAATTATATGCATTATTGTTTCATTTGCCATTCATTTGCGAACGTGTAACCTGTCATCTTGTGACAGTATGATACGATTGCTTCCCTGATGATGTCACTTTGGTTCATGTTCCACCCTCGGGTTGTCATTTCGTGTTGGAGTGCTTCAAGTGCCGTTTGTTCACGGTCGGTTAAATTGATGTTGATTCTTTTAGTCACGTTTTTCATTGTTGTCCTCCTACTTTAAGTGTGCGATTGGTACACTCATTATATACACCCTCTTTCCTTTTTTGTCAATTACTTTTTTTTGCTCTGGTATTCCAGCTGCCCTTTTCCGGATAGCGCGTAATTTTTTTCTGTTCCGTGGCCGGTCGTGCTGGTGTTTCCGCTTGTTGCGCTCTGTTCCGTTTTCGCCAGTGCGCTGACATCTTTTGCGCTGCTGCTTACGATGTCTCTTGTGATCTGCCGGAATGCTGTTTCTTCATTGTGGCCACCCATTTGCCGCGCTGCGTTGATGGCTGCTTGTGCTTGTTGTAAAAATTGTGATGTATTGTTTCCGTAGTCGTACATTGTTTGCATTTCGGCCATTTTTGCCGCTGGAATGCTGTTTGCCTGTGTGTGGCTGTAGCTTTGTGCTCCCAGGCTCGCTTCTGCTCCGCCTCCTGTGTTTGCTCCGTAGCCGTTGTATGCTGCCAGCACTGGGTTTAGCCCTGCTGCTTTGAGATCTGCGACGCCTCGTTGGTAGCTCGTATTGCTCATGCGTTCTGTCCAGTCTCTTTGTTTTTGCGCTTCTGCGCTATTATAGCGCATTGCGCTGCTTTGGCTTGCCGCATTCATTGCGTTTGCTGCCAGATTGCTGCCCAGGTTCATCAGGTTTCCAAGTGACCACATTCCTGTTTGCAAATTGTTTGCTGTGGTTGCTTGTCCTGCGTTCCAGTTTGCTGCCCCTGTCGCGTTGTTTCCTGTTGGTGTCCCCAGAGCGCTGTTGAGTATGCTTGCGATTCCTGATATGCTGCCTTGCTGCCAGTTGCTTCCGCTGGTTGTTGTGTTGCTGGTCATGCTTCCGCTGCTTGCGGTGTTTCCGAAGCTCGTGTTCATGCCCATCTGCCCCATGCCGCTGCTTGTGTTGCCGCTGCTGGTTGTGCTGCTGGTCAGGTCTTTTATGGTTTTTCCTAGCTGTCCAGCGAGGCTCACACCTCCGGTTATGATCGGCAAAAGTCCTGCAAGTGTTTCAAGTACTGCCATGCCCTTACCTCTTTAGATCGTTTCCAGTCCAGGCACGCTGTAGATCGGCATGGGTCTTGTCCATGTCTGGTCGAAGTAGAGGTTCGCAATAAACTGGTGCGTGTTGCTGCTTTGAACTGCCAGCGTGCGGTCGATGTTTTCCGTGCCCTCTTTGATCCAGTTGTTTGATAGCGTCGGCAGGCTCGTATATTTGTCGCCGTAGTGCCACGCGTCGAGTGTCTGAGCGTATGTGCTGCGCATCTCGCTTGTGATCATGTTGGTGCGATACCTGTAGTCTGCCCAGGCTTCCTGATAGCCAAAGACCTCCGTGTCTTTGGCGTTGCCTTGTGCATAGATTTCCTGATTCAGCACCGCTTGTTCGCCAAGGTTGGCCAGCATCGGGTCGTAGTAGCTAAACCGTGTGCTGCGTGTCCACATCCGGCTCAGACCTTGCTGATAGCTGTGATCTACCCTGATTGCTGCCAGTCCGATTACGTAGCCATGTTCTGTTGCCGAGTAGGTGCACATTTTGCGACTTAGGGTCGTCAAGCTATATGCGCCGGTGTTGCCCTGCGGGCTCGTGCTGTCGGTGCTCGACGTCTGCACCACCTGATTGATGTTGATCGGCATTCTGTACCCGCCGATATACTCGCTTCGGTCAAGTCGTGCATCCGGACTGGTTACGCCCCATGCTCCCTGCAAGATTTCCTTGTACCGGGTGCCGGTCCTTGCGTCTCGTTCCAGAATGTGCTGTACTGCGATCGCGTTCCGCAATTCGTTGATGGTTGTTGCTGCGATGTCTTGCAAGTTTGCTCCCAGTACACCGTTATTGATGGTTGTTCCTGTTGCTGTTGATGTGCCGCTTACAGTTACCGCTTTGTCGTTTGAGAATGATCTGCCGATATAAGTATTCTGCTTGTTTGCTGTTGACGCGCTGCCGTTTCCCAGGTAAATTCTTTCTGTGAGCTGATTTGTTAAGTTGTTGTCCGTAAAGAGTTCTACAGGTGCGTTACCTGTCAGGCTGATGGTTATTGCTTCGCCTTTTTGTGGCGATGGGAGGCAGCTTGTAAAGTAGTCTTTGTATTTTGCCACTTTGAGTGGCAGCCCTCCGGCTTCTGCGTCGGTCAGCGCCGTGCCGGTGTTGCTGCCTTGCGTGGTTGCGTCGTCCTGGCTCATGGTCACCGGCTGTTGCAGGTTTTCGTCCCTAAACCATTCGTTCCAGATCTTCGCATATGCGCGGAGTGGCATGCTGTTGACACTCAGGTTTGCTACGCCTGTCGGGATCCCGAAGTAGTCCGCGATGGTGCCTACCTTCCAGCCACCTGTTGGTGCTTTGGTCTGCGGCGTTGTATAGTCTACCGTTTCTGCCCAGAAGGTGCTGTCGTTCTGGCCCATGAGGTTTTCGAAGTGCTTCCAGAGCAGGCGTGCCGGCACGAAGAAAAAGTAGAAGTCGACATACGCGTTATCCATGACCGGATAAAGCGGAGTCGCCATTCTGATCAGGCCGTTAACATTGATCTTGAATGTATCTGCCGGAAGTACTTCGTCGCAGTAGATCGGTACCAAGTCGCCTTCGTTCATCGTGGTCAACAGGCCGAAGTCTCTCTTAAAGCTGCTGCGCCTGATTTCTGCGTGTGGAACCTGACTGTAATGCTGTTCACTGTTTCGGTTCATGCTTTTCTTCCTCCTTTGGTGATACTGCTGTATCAGGCTGTTGTGCTGCAGCATCATTTTTCGTCATAATGCCCATTTTTTTGAGCCACTCTTCTTCGCCTGCGTTTGCTGCCCAGGTTTCAAAGCTCATGTCAAATGCCTTTTTGACTTCCAGCGGCAGCGCGTCGAACTGATCTCGTTTTTCGTTCATCAGGTTTAGCCACTCTGTGTACGTTTGCGGGAGTTTGCTGGTGTCGATGTAGTAGCCAGGTCGTGCGAGTGCGGTCTGGTCGCCAGCTGCGTATCTGCTCAGAATGCTCATGACGTCGCATTCGTCCCTGTAGCTCTGGATTTTTTCATAAGTGTTTACTTCGCCCACTTTTTCCAGGTATGCTTTGCCGTTTTCGTCGTAGCGTTCCTTATACTGCGGCTCCATGATGTTCCCGGCGTCGTTCGGTCTGCTTTCCGGTTTTTCGTCCTCGTAGGGTTTAAAGATTTTCATGCTTTTTTTCCTCTTCCAGGTTGTAAAC